GCAGCATACGGTTGCTCACTCGCCGACCGGCAGCAGGTCCATGGCATCCTCGATCTCGGTAAGCGCGTGGGTCAGCCTGCTGTGAGCCGACCTGAGGCGCTCGAGGGCCTTTTCGGCTTCGCTGCGGTCCACCGGCAGCGGGTCGTCCGGCCCCTCCTCGAGGTACTGGTAGCTGATTTCTCCGATCAGCTGCTCCATCTGCCTGAGCAGGGAATCCACAGCCAGCGGGCTTCCTGGGTTGTCCACCACGATTCGTCCGATGTGCTGGACGCGGCCCGCGTCTTCGCACCAGACGTCCAGGCTTTCGGTTTTGCGGATGCAGTAGAGCTTCATCGACCGCCTCCTCTCAATCGGCCACGGGAGACAGCACGCCGTCGTCCCAGACCGAGAAATCGTACTCTGGCATGATCGTGGACGCCAGGGCCGGAAACGAGCACATCGCGCCGGTGAACGCCTGCCCGTTGACCTTGGTGGGATGGAACCGGCTGTCGATGACGCGCACGGCGAACTCCGGCGGGCCGTCCTCGGATGCGATGAGATCATGCTCGACGACGAGATCGACCAGGTACTCGAAGCCGCTGAAGCCGCTCCGCTCCCAGCGGCCCGTCCACGAGTCCTTGCCCTCCTTGTTGGTTGCGTACTCCTTCTTGACCTTGTGGATCCAGATCGAGTTCTTGCCACGGCCAGCCACGCGGTGGAACAGCGAGCGGAACTCGGCGTTGACCGGCCCGTAGTGGTGCGGCATCACCTGGGTGAGCCGTCCGAACCGCGCCAGCCGCAGCAGCTCCCAGATTTCCGTTGCCGTGTCCACCACGATGGTGCGGACGGTGGAAGACTGGATCGCCTCGTCGAACGCGGCGGCGACCTTGGCCCACGCGGCCTCGTAAACCTCGATCTTCTGCCCCGTGCCGGGCAGCACGTGGAAGAAGCACGAGATGTCCTTCCCGGCCCGCTGCCACTGGCGCACGGCGCTCTCGGTGCCCGGATCGGACGCGATGACGGCGACGGGACCCGGTGCGGACAGCGCCCAGAACGTCTTGCCGCGCTTTTCCTTGCCGCTCGAGCAGACGCTCAACGACGGCGTTTCCTGGTTGGAGATCTTCCTGAACAGGCTCATGATTACCAAACCTCCGGCTTCGCTTTGTCCTTGTAGGAAAGAATCATCTGCCAGGTGCGTTCGAGATCGTCAGGGTCGAATTCCAGCCCCCAGATGTCGATCCGCTGCGGCGGCGACAGCTGAAGCACGTGGAACCCGGCCCTGCGCCACTCGCCCCTGCCGATGGCCCACAGCTCGCCCTTGACCTGCAGCAGCCAGTGCAGCGAGGCCTCCGGCGACGTGTTGCGCTTGCTTGTGGTTTTGATCTCGTAGACGACGCGCCGCTCCCAGTCGACGGCGTCCGGTGTGAACAGGACGCCGTCGAACTCGAACTCGCCCGGGTGGTAGTCGCCGCCGAAAGCCAGCGGCCCGTACCACTCCTCCCACGCCAGGCCCATGGCCATGCGGCAGAGGCCGTCGTGGCCGGGTTCTTCCTCCGACGCCCACTTGCGGCCCATGTCAGCCATGATGGCGCGGATGATGCCGCTCAAGTGGACGCCGGAGGACCGGTTCCCTGATGGCAGCTTCAGGTCTGCGTGTCCGAGAAAGGAGCAGCGCATCGCCCTGCCTCAGAAAGGCACCTCGTCCTCGGCGGCCCAGGGCACGAGGACCAGCTGCTTGTTCTCGACGACGACGCCCTGGTTGGCGAGCCACTGCTCGTTGACCAGCAGGCGGCTGATCTGGTTGCGCAGCTTGACGTCTAGCTTGCTGCTGCGCTTCATCGCCTCCATGCCCAGCCGCTGCAGGGTCAGACCGGGCTTGGCGACCTCCATCAGGATCTCGGCTGCGGCGTTCTCGACCTCCGGCGGCGGACCGCCCGCAGCTGCCGGAGCCTCGGGCTTCGCTGCGGCTTTCTTCTGCGGCCAGTCGATCACCTTGGTGACGTGGACGTACTCGATGGCCTGATCCTGGTTTTTGCCTCGGCGGGTGACCTCGAGGCCGCCAAGATCCGGCATGGCCTTGCGGACGAAGTGGAATTTGAGGCCTTCCAGCTCGTCCGCGCGCCCGCTGTCCAGACGGCTCATGTCGGCTCCGGCTTCCGCAAGCGACTGCAGGAAGAAGTAGAGCTTGGAGCGCTTGCTCAGGGCGGTTTTGCCGGACAGCGAGCGCAGGGTCAGGCCGCCGTCGGAGTCGTTGGGGACGAAGTCCGTGGTCGCGCCGAGCGTGAGGTGCTCGGTCGCGTCCTGCGCCCCGTCCAGCGTGCGCATCTGCAGCCGCAGCGAGGTGCGCATGTTGGCGGCGTCCACGGTTCCCTGGTAGTCGAACAACGCGTAGCGGGCCTCGACGATCTCGACGTCGACATCGTTGAGCAGCCCGCCGGAAACGAACGTCTTGGGATTGAGACTGATGCTCATGGTTGCTCCTTGTGGTCGTTGTTGTGTTTCACCCTGGGCGCGGCGGAGATGCGCCGCACCCTTGAAGCCAGCCAGTCGGGGATCAGGCCGGTTGCGGTCTGCGAGAGCGCATCGCAGGCGTTGGCGTCGAGGACGAACGTCTCCCCGTAGTCGTCCTCGTGCCTGACGTTGCGCCCGCAAATCTGGACGAGGTTGGCCGTCATGACCATCTGCATGTAGCCGGGGTCGGCTTCCGAGCGCAGGCGGACGAGCGGGTCGCCCATGTTCGGATACGGCGCTTTGATGACGACCTGCCAGCGGCAGAGATCGTCCGGGAAGTCATGGCCGGTGCCGACGCTGGGGCTGACGAGCACGGCGTCCGGCGAGGCCATGTAGGCGTCCATGTCGTCGGTCAGCCGCATGGCGGTTTCGATCTCCCGCGCTGCAGCGTACTCCATCAGCTTCTGCGCCCGGGCGTAGCTGACGGTGTGGATGATGCCCCGGCTGTCCGGCCTCGCCTTGGCGATGTCCAGCGCGGTCCTGAACACGCGCACCAGGGTTTCCTCCCGCGCGGCGTGATTCATCCTGCCGCGCGGCAGCAGGTAGACCGGGCCTCTTGCCGGGTCGAACGGGCAGGGGTAGTCGTAGCTTTCGAACTCCTCGCGCTCAAGTCCGAACAGGGTTTGCACCTGCGCGTCGGTGATGGTCGCCGAGCTGAGGACGACGGTCTTCGCCCGGCTGCGGATGGCGTAGCGGAACCACGGGGCGGGCCACAGCGTGCCGATGGCGATCAGCCCCTGCTCGTCGCGCATCACGAGCGGCGTTGTCTTCGGCATGCCGAGCATCGCGGACCAGACGCGCTTGTTGCGCTGCAGCCGGAGCGCGTCCTCCTCGGTCCTTTGATCGAGCAGGTCGAGGTTGGCCAGGTGCGGCATCAGCCCGCCGATGGTGGACTGCTCCGGCGGCGCGGGCAGGCGCAGGGACCGCGCCTCGTCCTCCGTCAGCCGGATGCTGAATGCGGAATCGAGCGCCGAGTCCAGCAGGTGCGCCTCGTCGCAGACGATGGCGCGGATCTCGCCGAGCGGCGCAGCGCCCATGACGGCTGCGGCCCACATGGCGTAGTTGGTTACGATGATCTTGTAGACTCGTGCCTCGTCGAACTGGGCCAGATACGGGCAGTCGCTGGCGGAGCAGCCACGGGACCTGCCGCGTTCGCACGTGCCCCAGCGCGGGCAGCGGAAGTTCGCCGCGCCTCGAAGATCCTTCGCCTCGCGGTGGAAGTCCCGCAGGATCTGCGACTGCAGCGCCTTCGTCTGGGTCAGAACCGCCGTCCGGGCACCGGACCTCCAGCAACCAGTGACGTAGGCGAGCGTCTTGCCCGTGCCTGTGGGCGCACAGTGGCACTGCACGACCTGTTTTCCGCTGCGGCAGGCTGTTTCGATCAGCCCGGCCATGGTTTCCTGGGCCGGGCGCAGAGAAGGGAATCCCCCCGGAATCATCATTGGCTGTCACCCCCTGCTAATCCGTACCTAGATGTCTATGTGCGCTGGCAGCGTGCTGGGGCACGGCCCCGCCGGGCGTTCCTCGAGGACGGAGTCCTCGACCGCCTGCCGGTACTTGTCGGTTTTCTTCCGCCACATGGACTCGAACTTGCGCCGCCACGGGCTGGTCGCCGGCATCTGCGCCAGCGCGGCGTCGACGAAGGCGATGCGGCGGGCGACCTCGGCCCAGTCCTGCTCCTGCGCCAGCTCCTGCAGCATGCCTGCGGCGCGGACGACGGCCTCGCGCATGGTGATCATGGCCTCGTGATCCTGCACCATGCGGATGATGGCCGCCGCCGTTGTGTAGAGCGTGCGCGGCAGGGTCTGGTCCCAGCAGTGCAGCGCGTAGAGGTGCCGGACGACGGCGTGGCGGACTAGGTCATCGGCGGTCTGGTAGGGGAACCGCTGGCTGGCGACGATGGCCTCGATCATCCTCGCCACGGGCGGAGGCACGCGGCAGGACAGCTTGACCGAATGGCCCTTGTTGTCCGACGCGGGTTGCTGCCACTCCTCCTCGCTGAATTCGATCCGGTTTTCCGCTGGCAGCTCCGTGGACTCGGTCCACAGCTCCTCCTGGGCTTTGGCGGGCCGCTTCCTCATTGCCTTGGCACCCCCGGCGCTGGCGCGGCGAGAATGATGTTGGCCATGGCGGGCCGCAGGCTGTCGATCTTGCGGCGGATATCCTCCGCCTGCGCCGAGAGGTTGCGCTGGCTGATCTCGACCAGCACTCGAAGCATCTGCTCCGCCGTGGCGTCATCGGGAAGGGAATTGATCTTGCCGAGCATCTGCTCGATTCGCTCCAGATCGCGCTGGAGCGCGTCGTGCAGCTGTCTGAGCTGTTCGATTGTGATGGGTTGCGTCATGGAATTTTAGCGCCTAAAAGAAATCTACTGCCGGTGCTCTGCACAAGCGAGCGCAACATCGGCTGAGTGCACAATCCGCCACAACAGATTGTGGTGTAAGCCGCTACACCGGAAATTGCAAGCGGTTGTAGAATAATGGCATGCCGGTGGCACCGAGGACCAGGTGGCGCAGTCTGATCGAGGAGCTTTGGGGCCTGCCGCCGTCGATGCGCATCATGGACGTGGCTTACCGTGCGCGGCTGGGCAAGACGCACGTTTACCGGATTCTGCGGGGGATGATCGTGCCCAACCGCAGCGTATCGATCCGGCTGGCCAAGGTATTGGGGATGAGCTACGGGGAATTCATGCGGCGGCTGGACAAGGCCGTCGAGATCTACACCGGCTACCGGCGGCGGTTATAGAAAACCGGAATCCGGTCCCGGAACGCAGCCGCCTGCTGTCAGAATGCCGTCACCGCTTCCCAGCAGCGACGGTCCGCGTCCCAGCGATCTACCTTCGAGATGCGCCAGCCGAGTTCCAGGCCGGACTTTGCCGCTCCGATGCTGCTGACGTAGAGCGTGCGGGTTTCCGCTCCGTTGGCCAGCGTCACGCGGTATGGGTGCCGTTCCAGCACGTCGTACCACGTCGCCGCCGGCCTGCGCTTGCGGCCTTTCATCTCCTGCCCCTTCTCGCTCTCGCCATGGACGCCATCGCGTCGGCGACCGGCTGCGGCAGGTTGCGCCACTGGGTGATGGTGTAGGCGACCAGCGCCGGTGTGTAGGCGTCCTTCTCGAGGCAGAACAGGTCGGCGTAGCCCAGCTTGCGCAGCGCCCACGCGACCTGCTCCGAGCAGAACCACCACTTGGGCAGCTCGCGGCCTGAAAGGTGCAGAGCGCCGATGCGGACCAGTCCGGGCCAGTCGTACTGCGGCCCGGACCGCAGCAGGGTTTCACACAGGTGAACGAGGGCTTGCGATTCCTCCTCGTCGACGGGCAGCGGCAGGATGTCCCATTCGGACGGCTTGTACTCCTGCCGCTTCCAGCCGATGAAGGACGCCGAGACGATGAAGCTCTTGCCCGGCCAGCAGAACTCGCAGTGGCTGTAGACCATGCCGGGCAGGCCGGCTCGCAGGCCGATGATCCTGTCGAACAGGCCCCCTGCCATGGCCTTTCGGAAAGCGACTCCGACAACCGCGTTCATTGCCCGATTGCTCCTTTCCCCGCAGCGGGCCGCCTGCGCCTGTTGCGGGACCAGTTGACGTGGACGACCGGCTTTACGGAAGCCGAATAGACCCTGGCGGCCACGGCTTCCCGCGCCTTGTTGGTGATCTGCGCGTAAACCGTGGTCGAGCTGATCGCCTTGTGTCCGAGCCAGTCCTTGATGGCGAGCAGGTCGACGCCCTGCTCGACCAGGTAAACGGCGATGGAGTGCCGCAGCGTGTGCGGGTGGCACAGCTCCTCGGGCCAGCCCGCGCGGCGTCCGTAGTGCTGGACCAGCCGGTGGATCTGCTGCCGCCGGATGGAGGACCCCTTGCGGCTGACGAACAGCGGCCCCGGCTCGGTTCCCCGGATGCGGATCCACGCGTCCAGCGCCTTGCGCTCCTGCGGGCTGAGCGGGTACTCGGCGCTCAGGCCGCCCTTGGCGCGGCGGACGTAGAGCCGCCCGTCCGCGCGGTTGTAGTCTCCAAGCTGCAGCATGCCGGCTTCCGACGCCCGCAGGCCGCGCCAGAACATCAGCGTGAGCATGGCGTAGTCGCGGACGTCGGAGTAGGCCGCTTCGAGCAGCCTGTCGATCTGTTCCCTGGTAGCGTACCGGATCGGCATAACCTCAAGCGCCTCTCGCCTTGAGCCATGCGGCCAGCTTGGACTTGCGGTCGATGACCTCCAGCTGTTCGGCGGCCTCGACCAGCTCCGCGCGGCTGTTGAAATCGAGAACGTAGCTGCGGGAAACCTTGATCTCGTTCGCCTTGACCGAGCCGCCGACGCTGAACTCGACGTAGCCGCCCTGCTCGGCGTGCCGGGCCAGCGAGCGCATGGCGTAGGACAGGTTCCCGATCTTGTCCCGGAAGCGGCTGTCGTCGAGGAACGCGGTGGTCATCTCGAGCACCGGCGGCTGGACGAGGAACCGGACAGCGCCGGCATGTTCGAATCCGGTGAACAGGGACGACTGCCAGTGCAGGTCGTCGAGCGACCGGATGCGGGAGCCGCCGGGCAGTCTGCGGATCATCTCCAGCGTGCGGCGGGCCAGTTCCGGTTTCCTTTCCATGAGCCACTGCGCCGCCTGCCCGTGATCCCACACCTCGGCTCCGTCCTCAGGCTCATGGGTCAGGAAGTCGTGGACCTTGCCGTCGACGACCCAGCCCCAGTGCGTCGTGGGAATGCGTTTGGACGCCCAGTGCGGCGGGTTGCTTTCCCTCGGGAAATCTTCATCTCGTGCGATGATCTCGAGCCACCCCTGCACGTCCTCCCAGTCGATCTTGTCCGCGTTGGACGGGTCGAGCGAGTAGTCCGCCGCCGGGTAGTAGTCGCCCGCCCAAAGCTCGCCTCTCTTTGCCCAGCCGCCGCGCACTATCGGGCGTCCGGCGCTGTCGTAGTCGACTTTCTGCGGGTGGTCGCTGAACCGGATGTTGCCTGCCGGGCCGTAGATGTAGACGCTCGACTCGTTCTCCCGGATCGAGTAGATGTCGGGATGACGCCGCGCGTAATACACGGCGCGTTCCATCAGCGGCACAACCAGGCGGCGGTAGGCCGCCCATTGCCGGTCCTCCTCCTCCTCGATCTCCCTTCGCCGACGCTCTTTCTCGAGCATCTCCTCGATGTCGCGGAAGTCCTCGTGGACGGAGTCGTAGATGCGCCGCATGGCGTTGGCTTCCCCGCCCCAGTCCTCGATCAGCTCGTCCAGATCTTCCCCGGAGTTCAGATCCATGGACTCCAGGTAGCGGTCGATGCTTCCGCCGTAGTAATAGTCAAGCACGGTCTGCAGCTCGTCCTCGTCCGCAGCCTCGCGGATGAACCGTTCCAGACGCTCTCTGTCTCTCACCATGGCAATCTCCCCGCGATCCCTGCGACCAGGGCCGCTGCGCAAAGCCAGAACAGACGCCGCCACCGGGCCGCTGCGGCCAGAGCCTCGTTCCGCTCCCGCTGAACCTGGAACAGCGCGTTCAGGCAGGCTTTGAGGAACTCCTCGCTCGTGATCACGCGCAGCTCGTCCGGATCCGCCGCCACTCCCAGCGCCCGGAGCCGGTACACGTCGCCTTCGTTGATGCTAATCATGGTTCCCGTCTCCGAATGACGATGCCGGACCGCCGCAGAAGCTCGCGCACAGCGACCGCAGCCTGCAGAGGTACAACTGCGTTGCCGAGTGCGCGAAGCTGAGCGGCGCGGGATTCGTCCACCACCACGGGAACCCCATCAACCATGACACGAAGGCCGGGTTCAACCGCCGGGGCAAGGCAGGGGAATCGCTCGAGGACGTCTGCCCATTCGGCGAATCGATCAGGCGCTGGGGGGAAGAATCCGAGTGGGCAATGAAGTTCGGCAGCTGGTCCATGTGCTTCCTCCCCCGGGCCACCGCCAGATGGCGGGAGTGGTTCTCGCCCTTCGCGTCCCTCGCTGACGGGGTAGGGAACGCCCTTGCCGGCGTCTGCCACTGGTAAGCGTCCCTGGCGAGCGATTTCTGCGCCCCGCTCCGGCGAGTGATGTTGTTCACATCGTCCAGCGTCGGAGTTGTCCAGCAGGGAACAAGCGGGGCCTTCCTCCAATTCTCGCTGTGGCTTTTGCGCCTGAGCGGAGGTTCCGGCCAGGAGAGCACCTCCTTGGCAATCGACCTGTGCGTGCTGCCCCCGTGTTGCGCCCCTGCATCCGGCGTCGTCCACGCGCTGCCTCCATGCGAGGCAGAACCACCGCTCGCGGCGATGCGGCGCTCCCACGTCGGACGCTCGAAGGCACAGCCATTCCGCATCGTACCCGCTCGAGGCCAGGTCCCCGAGAACGTGCCAGAGTCCTGCGTGCCCGTTGCGATGAGGGGTTCGGATTCCGGCCACGTTCTCCAGCACGACGATTGCGGGTTCCACGTCGCGAATCGCCCGGAGGACATGGTCCCAGATCTGCCCGTGCCTTCCGAAGCGCCCGGCCCGCTGCCCGGCAAAACTGTAGTCGACACACGGGATTCCTGCCGTAACGACGTCCACCAGGCCTCGCAGGCGGCGTCCATCGAAGCTTGCGAGATCGCTCCAAACCGGAGCGGGCGGAAGGCACCCTTCCTCCATGCGCTGCGCAAGGATCCTGGCTGCGGAGAGTTCCCGTTCG